TTTTGGACATATATATATATATATATATATATAGATATACAATTTTTATAAATTATCAGCAGTTAAATACTATTTTCTGGTCTAAAAACAGACTCTTTTTTATGGGAGTTTGTCCCATTTTAAATGTCCGAAGGTATATATTTATATTTATATTTATATGTCCTAATTAAAACCAATGTTTTAACTCCAACGTTTTATTATTATAGTCTGGTTGTACAGGGTGATCAATAGGAGTGTACATGGTACTAACATCGCGTTTATAATTAATATATCCTTGAGCTTCACCGTATATTTGCTTTACACAATAAGTTACTACTAAATTATTTAGTTCCTGAATTTGTTGCGTAATTTGATTAGGTAAATTTGTTGAACTTTGAAGAAATACACTTCTCATTATGATTTTCAAAGTATCACAATTTTGATTATCGATGACATATTGTTTATTTGAAGCTTCATATACACCAGCTCGGATAGCATTTTGAATAATCTGTATGTTTGCTTTGCTAAAAAAAGCAATAGATAATGTAGAATCTTGAAAATTCCCAGTCATGGCATCATGAAACGTAGAACATTCACTTTTAGTAGGTATTTTATCGAATAAAGAAAACTGATTCATAGTAGGATCCATTATATTTACTCTTCCATTTGTACTTGAACAATTCATTTATATATTTTAAGTAGATATAATTTTTTCTGTTTAAATTATATAATGGAGTTTAATTTTCAGAAAATCGTATTAAGCATAGCAATTGTAATATTTATTATTTTGATTATTTTTATAGCCATAGTACTACGTAATAATAAATACAGTGTAAAATTTCCTCCTACAGTAGCTCAATGTCCTGATTATTGGATTGATAAACCAGATCAATCCGGTTCGCCGAGTCTTGATAATCTTAGCCAGACCTGTACAAATGTTAAAAATTTAGGCAATGCGTCATGTGATAAACAAAAGGATTTCACTGATAGTTTTTGGCAAGGTTCTACCGGCATGTGTAATAAATATAAATGGGCGAAATCATGTGACTTAACATGGGATGGTATTACAAATAACCAAAATGCCTGTAATATTACAGTTTAAATTATCATTACATAACCAATCTTACTAAATAAATAAATGCTAATATCAATAAAAACAAACATAAAAACAAACATAAAAACAAACATAAAAACAAACATAAAAACAAAATAAGTAAAAATATAGTATGGATTTAATTGATATTAACAGTATATTAAACCGAAATAAAGTTGCCGAAAATATAAAATCATTCTTTACTAATTTTGAAAAAGAAAAAAATAATCTAACTTTTAAGCGAGGTATATACATATATGGTAACCCGGGTACCGGAAAGACATTATTTATCGAGAAAATATTAAAAGAAATGAATTACGACATGGTGAAATACGATGCTGGAGATATCCGAAATAAGTCTATTATTGATACCATTACAAAGCATAACATGTCTGATAAAAATGTGTTATCTATGCTTCAAAAAAAAGTAAAGAAAATAGCCATTGTAATGGATGAGATTGATGGAATGAATAATGGTGACAAGGGTGGAATTAGTCAATTAATAAAGCTAATTCGCCCAAAAAAAACAAAAAAACAAAAGATGGAAGAAATTACAATGAATCCTATTATTTGTATAGGAAATTATCATATGGATAAAAAAATAAAGGAGTTAATGAAGGTATGTAATAGTTATGAACTAAAACTACCAACGACTAAAGAGATGGAAATTTTACTCAATAATTTGATGCCATCTATAGACACTGTTCTAAAAAATAATCTTCTTAATTATATACAAGGAGATTTGCGAAAATTTGATTCTATCATAAACATTTATAACAAGCAACACGTGTTGCTAAAGAATGAAATTATTCAAAATATTTTTCAACCAAAAACATATAATGAAGATAGTAAAAAAATAACACAACGTCTTATCAATACGAAATATGATATCAACAGTCATAATAGTATTATGAATGAAACTGATCGAACCATTGTGGGTCTATTGTGGCATGAAAATATCATTGATGTAATGGCAAAACAAAAGTGTGAAAAAGCATTTCCATTTTATAATAAAATTTTAGATAATATGTGTTTTGCTGATTATATTGATAGGGTTACGTTTCAAAAACAAATTTGGCAATTTAACGAAATGAGTTCCATGATTAAAACATTTTATAATAACAAATTGTATCATGAAGAATTTACCAAAAAACCTAAATTCAATCCAACAGAAGTGCGATTTACAAAGGTATTGACAAAATACAGCACAGAATATAACAATTATTTATTTATACAAAATCTTTGCTTTACATTGTCCATGGACCAAAAAGATTTATTTGCTTTTTTTCAGACCATTCGCGAAGAAAAAACAGAAGATGAAATATATGAAATATTTGAAAATTATGAAATCAGTAAATTAGATGTTAAACGTATGTACCGTTATTTGGATAAATATTCATCGCCTAATAATGTAGATGATACTGAGGTTGAGGATGATTTCTCTGTGTCGAGCAATACTATTTAGAATAAATAGTACCTGAAGTAAATTATATAATTATAGATTTTTATTATATAATTTGTCTTATTCAAAAATTAATTTATTACTGTATTACTGTATCGGAAACATCATTCGTGGAAACATCATTCGTGGAAACATCATTCGTGGAAACATCATTCGTGGAAACATCATTCGTGGAAACATCATTCGTGGAAACATCATTCGTGGAAACATCATTCGTGGAAAGTTCTATTGGATGTTGAGATACTTCATTACCTGATAATTCTACTACTGTATTAGATATATGTGGATTTTTAGCATCTTTTAATTTATCTAAAAGAGTCTTATTTAAATGTTGTAGTTGCGCGATATTCGCAGAGAATTGTTGTAATTGAGCCTGTTGTTGTTTTATCAGTTCAATGATTTCTGGCATCTTCAGAGTTTTCGACGGTTTCCCTTCTTGTTGAAGAGTAATCGTTTGTCCTTTTGCAATATGTTCAGAAAACTGTTTCTCAATATGCTTTCTACGCGTTTCTTCCAACTTTATCATTTGCTTTAATACATCTGGTTTCATAGAAGGATCGCCTGGAGCATAATTCTCCAATAGCGAATCAATACTCAAATAAAATTCTTTCATCTCTTTTTCTTTAATAAAATCGTCGATTGTTTTATCAGATTCTTTTACAAATTTCGTGTTAGGACCATCAAGCAATTTTCGCTTGTCAAATGTATTTTGCTCATGAGAAAAGACCAAAATTACCTTTTTAGGATCTAGTTGAACAAAAGGCACTGTGTAATCTTTTAAAAATGCTTTTTCTTCGGCTAAGCAAGCTTCTTCTTCATATCGATTATCTTTTAACATTTCACGTCTAAACGCAAACGTACCAGCCGTACCATGATTCGCTCTATATGGACCAAACTGGTACATTTTTTGAATATGTTTAAAATAAATATATAATTCACTACAACCAGCGCATAATGCTTGAGGATTTTTTTGTAACATATCAACAGCATGACTGACTCGTTGGGGTGGATAATAATCATCATCGTCCATATACACTAAAATATCACCGACTGATTTGTCATGTACGATATTTCTCTTTTTTCCTAGTGTCATTTTCTCACTGTATTTAAAATATCTTACGTTTGGATGGTCTTTTACCAAATCTTCGATTATATCTGTACCATCATCCACAATAATCCACTCCATTCTATGTTTTGGATAATCTTGATGATCAAAACATTTCAACATGGCTGAAATAAATGGACGCCTGTTATATGTAGGAGTACAAACACTTACAAATGGATATTTATCATCCTTTGCTGGCGGTAATGTAAATGCCTTTTTAACAGGAGCCTCATAGGATTCATTTTCTTTCATGGCTAATTCAAGAATATCATCATCGTTTAATCCATCAGTAGAATTATTTTTGTTGTTTGAATTGTTAGTTTTTTTGTTGCCAGACTTTTTTTTGTTGTTTTTTCCCATATAAGATATAACGTTTTTTTCTATTTATATAGTATTTGTTTAGAATTATTATATTTATTTTCATTTATTATCGCTAGGTGTAGATGATTGTGGTTTAAGTCCAAACATAAATACTAATAGCATGGCAAAAGCTACCATACTATTTAGATGTGTAAAAGCAGCAACAGCAATGAGGATAAACAGTAATAACAACAAGTAATAACTATTATATTTATTACCGATGATTTCTATTATTTTTTTAGGATTTAACAAAAGTGGTAAAACTATAAAGCTAAATAATACCCCAATTATTTGAAATACAGTTATTATAGCAGACGTCGCCCACGTCCAACCTAAAAATAATCCGGCTATAGATATTGGTAACCCCCAATCTTGGCTTTCATTCCAAAAGAAACTAATTAATGTCGGTATCCACCAAAACGATGTAACTAACCCGATTAAACCAATGACAAAAGGCCCTAATATAAATGGGACTATATCTTTCATTGATTCAGGCACCATAGTACATGTAGAAGATACCATATCAATAATCATTTTTATAAAATGACGAAGTTGTGAATATGAATGCTTTGTTTTGTTTGAAATCCAAGTAGGAATAAAACCCGCACCTGTGTCTTGATATGGATAGCCGTAATCAAATGTTCCTCTAAAATATTTATTATCTAGTAATGGGCTTTCTGTGAAATCAATTGGCAGACCACAACCACTCGATTTTGAACCACCTTTCATTTTTTTTCCACCACCTTGCATATTATCGGCTGAACTACTATTAGATTTGTTTGGAAACATAGGTGGTAATTTGCTTCCACTTTTGGTTTCATCTGTATATGGGCGTTGGTCTATATCACTGGGAAAGAAGGAATCTAAGTTGATTCTAGTATAATATACAAAATTCGCTCCTAAGAACCCTATAACCAATACTGTACAAAATCTAGTCAATACTGACATACCAAAACTTTTCCAATCATTTTTCTTTGATTTATCCTTCTTTTTTTCATCATTATCACTAGACATATATATTTAATAGATATATTTTAAAAGTATAATTTATATTTTATATTTTATATTTTATATTTTAACAGTATAATTATATTCATATTATTTTATTCCCATATAATAAGACAATCATAGAATGACAAATAAAAAAACAATGTATATATGGGATGGAGGCGTATTTTCTCCACCTACACGAGCCGTTGGAAAATTGGCCTTTAATATATCTAGCTACATCTCTTCTAAATTCAACAATAAAGTAAATGTCGAATATCATTTTGCACCAACCAACAAATATTATAATAAGCCCTGGGTGCGTTGTGTCGATGAAGAAGACCGAGTACATATGTTAGATAATTTGGTCAAATATATTAACACTAACTATTCGGTTCCTTCCAATATTAAATTTGTGGTTAATGAAAAAGATATCATATATGGTAAAAAAGAAAAGGACCCAGGGACCACCATGAAAAGTTTAGAATACTTTACTAGTAAACAAAAGGAAAATGTATATTTAGCGAATAGTATTGAAAATATGATACAAATTGTAAAAGGCGGACGACAAAACTCGTTAAAGCTTCTTTTTATGGTGAAATCAATATGTTATGATATTTATTCTGCAGAAATAATCGGTCATAATCAAGGGGATAATTATGTTTATAAAAGTATTCAATTGAGAGACTTGTTGAAAGATGCTGATGGCGAATACCCCAAAGAAGTATCTCAATACTTCAAATCCAATAAGATTACTAAACCAATGATTGAAGAGTATATTTCGTCTGCCAATCATGAGTCTAAATTTGAAGGGATACATAAAATAATTATGGAGAGAATTACATTTATACCAAAACATCTTGTACCAGAAGCTTATAGAGCAGCTGCTGGAAATAGAGTGAGAGAAGAATTAGACGTGTATTATTCGTCTTTAAAAAATATTCAGAATTTCACGACACCTGGTATTGAAAAATATATTACGGACAAAGGCTTGTATGAACACTGTAAATCTAAATATGTCGATAAGCTAATTAGTAAGAAATCTAGAAGAACCTTATCTAAACATACAAAAAAAACGAGTAACAACAAAAATAAACATGTTGCGAAAAATAAAAAATCGAAATCGAAAACAAGAAAACAGTAGAAATAATTTAATCTAATATTAGATTATATGACAGAACAAGTATTTATTTGTATTTCTATTTTAATATTTCTCTATTTTATTTATCAACAATATATTTTTCAAAAGAGTATCTTTTTCTCTCAAGAGGCATTTACGCCTCAACAAGTGCAAAATATAATACAACCACCCGGTTCTTATAAAATTGGTACTGCCGATTCTAATTACATTAAGGATAAACAAACATTGACTGTAAGCAATGGATATACTGAAGATATGATTAGTCATTTGAAACCTAGCAATCCTGAAGCATTTGACCGTGAAACGTCTGATACAATGGGTGACTTTCCGGGAGCAGAACAAGAAAAATACGATTTACCAACTACTGAATTTGAATATCCCAATGATCATAAATTCACAGTGGATTACAAATGCCGCAAATCTGCTACTGGTATGTTTTCTGATTGTGGTGTTTATTCGGCAAACACTGCCTGGACTGCTGATCCATACAAGGGATTAAACTGTCCATTGTCAAATACTAAAACACCCGAAATATCTAGACCTAGCGACACATTCAATAAACGTGAAACTGAATATGGAGAACCTAGAAAAACTGGTATTAGCGGAACAGGTACTTCCATGTTACGATGAAACATGGAAAACCTTCCTCAAAAATAAATATATTTACAAATATTTTTACAAATATATTTATTTACTATAATTCAAATTAACGGGCATACATCAACCCACAGTTACCTCCTACAAATGTTATTACATTATATCTCTCTTCAAATACAGTCATATTGTAATTGTAATCATACAATCTCCAGTTTGGTTTATTCACACCTATAATTTCATTTGTTGAAGGATCACAAATGGTGTAAAACTGAGCTTCTTCGTCTAGTGGTGGGCTATATGTGGTAAATTCTAGCTGAATATCACGAAATTTACTCATATTCATAGCACCAGATGGCTGAAAGTCAAATGGATCATTATGAATCGCAAAGCTATAATTGTAAAGGCCATCTGGCGCATTGCCTGAGGTTCTTACGTATTTTTCAACGTAATTATATATTCCGGCATCTAGTACATTTTCACGATATTTTCCATCTAATAAAATACCCATTTGTAATAAAATATCTTTTTGGTTTTGCGGGTTAAAATCACCCGTAGTAAAATAACCAGTGTGTTTTCCGTCATCTGGATTATATCCTGGACCAATACCTGCCTGAGTAACAGCATTACAATCCAATACCCAACTTCCAGACGGATCAGCAAAATCGACTTCTTGAGGCAGATAATTATAAGGCCAGTTTGTATAATTGCTCCATTCATTTCTTAAATTAATATCACTTCTCTGAAATGTCATCATCCATGATGAAACCATTCCCAATGTATTTTCCATTTTCACTCGCTGACTACCGGTAACATTGAAAAATTTCCAATCATAAATCGACTTAAATAGGTATTTTTGTTCTCTCGCTGCAAATACTTTCGACTCTTCCTCCGACAAAAATCCATAAGTAGATATTAAATGAACATCTGCATTCCAATTGGTGCGTTTGTCTTGATAAGAAGTTGTATCTAATGAAATATCGGGAGGTGGTTGTAAAAAGCGATAAAACTGCTGTAATGGCTCATTAAAATTGGGTTGAATGTAAGGATAATTATTTTGTTGGTCTGCTACATCACGGATAACAATTAATTCTTGTATAGGTCTAAGTGTAATATTGATTTCCAATTCATTATATTGTAATGATACTAAAGGAAAGGCCATTTTAGCAGCTAAAGTAAACCAAAAATTAATTGGAATATATAACTTCCTTGCTCTAATAGATGGCTCGGGACCAACATGTTTATCTGTATGATATGCATTTGGATAAGCATTTACACGAGGTCCGACATTTCCTGGGTCATTTAATTCGGCTACATTACCTGTCATCTTGTCATATAATTCTTTTTTTACGGTTGTAAAATCGCGTTGAACCATAGCAAGTAAATATGCTCCTGAGTAACGATTTAACGTCTGTCCGCCAACAGATATTTCTACTTCTTCAATCATTTGTGTTCCCAAATTATCGATCCATTTAAATTCATATGGGGCCCAATTCGCACTACAATCTTGAGGTGGATATATAGGACTCCATACGGTGGGCAATTGAACGACTAAATAAGTATCTAATAATAATTCCGCATATCGTTTCATTCTAAACGTGAATTTAGATGATTCTGTCAATCTGAGTGATCGCTGGCCATCGAAATCTAGACGAAATTTTTGTAGTCCAAAGTTCGTGTATTTTTTATACGTCGTCTTGAAAAAAGTTTTTGACGGGTTTCCATTTAAATATACATTTTGATTTCCATAAGCTACTATATTTAATAAGCCTCCGGGCATAGGTACTTATATATAATATTATACAATAATTATTGTTTAACTTTTTATAAAAATACATAATAAATCACATAATAAATCACATAATAAAAATACCTAATCTAGCAATAATACATTTTAGCATATAATATATTTTGTCTCACATAATTGTGTTGTCTCACATAATTATTTTGTCTCACATAATTATTTTGTCTGAATTATTTTTTCATCTACTATTATAAGTATGGAAAATCTAAAAAATGCACATCAAATGTTTTCAAAAATGTTTAAGGAACAAGATAAAGCAGTTATGGTAAAATATATAGCTTATTTTATCATTGTTATTCTAATAATATCTCTCATTGCTTATACAGTTGATAAAATGCGATTAAACAAGAATAATAGCTTAATGCTTAATAAAATGTATCCCTCGTTTCCAAATATATCCTCTATTAATCCAGATGATGCAACATATGACTATAACCTGAGAGATTACTATATTAAAACCGCTTATAATTGTTGTTGTGGAGGAGATTTTAAAAATGATTATGTAAGTACGGATGCCCTAAAGAAATGTATTTCCCAAGGCGCTCGTGTTTTGGATTTCGATATTTATTCTATTAATGATGAACCGGTAGTAGCTGCTTCATCAATAGATAATTACAGAGTAAAACAGACATATAATCAAATTCACTTACAAGAGGCGCTAGGGCTTGTCAATAATTACGCATTTAGTGGGGGTTCTTGTCCTAACCCAAATGATCCGCTAATATTGCATTTTAGAATATCTAGTAATAATGATAAAATGTATAAAAAAATGGCCGATACTATTTACACTACAATTCAATCTAGATTATTAGACAAGGAATATAGTTACGAATATGCCGGCAAAAATCTAGGCAGCCAAAAAATGAAATTATTCCTTGGAAAAATCATTATTTCAGTCGATCGAGCAAATCCGATGTTCGAAAACACTCCACTAAAAGAATATGTCAATATTGCCTCCAGTTCCATCTTTTTGCGAGCTTTGCGCCATTATGATATTGTTAATACGCCAAATTCCGACGAATTAATCGAATTTAACAAAAAAAATATGACCATAGCTATGCCAGACTTAAGTGTATATAATAAAAACATGGCACCTGTACTAAATTTTAACTATGGATGTCAATGGGTTGGTATGAATTTTCAAAACTTTGATGACAATATGCAATATTATACTACCTTTTTCGACAAGGTCGGTCACGCGTTTGTATTAAAGCCTGAAAACTTACGTTTTATTCCGGTAACAATTCCTGATCCTACTCCTCAAAATCCCGCGAATTCTTTTACCACACGCGATGTATCTACTGACTACTATTCATTTAGCGTATAATTAGATCGAATGTATAATTAGATCCAACAAATAATAGGGTAAGTAATCATAATAACAATGTGTTGTATGGAGAGAAAATAGCAAAACAGAATATATAATAATTTTATGTCGTTATTATATATATAATCATGACCTCGTGTAATAATAAACTAACATTAGAAGAAAAAGAGGTTGCTATATTAAGAGATGCGATTGATATTGCCGAAAAACGCAAGGGCAAAAAGACTGTAAGCGATCCAGATGTTAAAAAAATTATTTCTATATTGGAAGAATTTCTAAAGAAAAAACGTCTAGTGTGTTATGGTGGAACTGCTATTAATAATATCCTTCCATTAGATGATCAGTTTTATAATAAGGATATTGAAATTCCCGATTACGATTTTTATAGTCCAACATCTCTTGAAGACGCAAAAGAATTGGCAGATATTTATTATAACGAGGGGTTTCAAGAAGTTGAAGCAAAAGCTGGTGTTCATTATGGCACATATAAAGTATTTGTCAATTTTATTCCTGTAGCAGATATTACTTATTTAGAAAAACCGTTATTTAAACGTGTTCAAAAAGAAGCAATTCGCGTGTATGGTATTTTGTATTGTCCTCCTAATTTTCTTCGCATGAACATGTATTTGGAATTGTCTCGTCCTGCTGGCGATATTAGTCGATGGGAAAAAGTGTTAAAAAGGCTTATACTATTGAACAAAAATTATCCTTTACGTGGTAAGCATTGTGAACCAAAATTATTTCAACGCGAATTTGAACGCATTGACACAAAGCAAGAAGAACAGTTATATTATACCGTTCGTGATTCTTTTATTGACCAAGGATTGATTTTTTTCGGAGGATATGCCAGTTTTCTCTATTCGACTTATATGCCTGCCAAACAGAAGAAACTCTTTCACAAAACGCCAGATTTTGACGTATTAGCCGAAGAACCGGAACAAGCGGTGGCTATATTAAAAGAGAGATTGGAAGATTTTGATTACAAAGGTATTCAACTCATAAAACATAATGGCATAGGAGAATTAATTGCTCCTCATTATGAAATAAAAGTGAAAATTAATAATATAGAAGAAACTGTTGCTTTTATTTATAAACCACTCGCGTGTCATAGCTACAATATTGTAAAGAAAGGGAATAAGACAGTGCGAGTGGCAACTATCGATACTATGTTGAGTTTTTATTTTGCTTTTTTCTATAGTGATCGTGAGTATTATGATGAAAATCGTATTTTATGTATGGCTCAGTATTTATTCGATGTACAACAAAAAAATAGACTTCAGCAAAAGGGTCTTTTAAAACGATTTAGTATTAATTGTTACGGAAAGCAAGATACGTTGGAAGAAATGAGAAATACCAAGGCAGAAAAATATAAGGAGCTAAAAGGAAAGCGTGGAACAAAAGAATTTGAATCATGGTTTTTACGATATGTTCCATTTGAAGAAAAAATGGCCAAGGAAGAGAGAAAACATGATAAAAACAGTGGTAAAAAACATACTACAAAAAAGGATAATTCCAAATATAAAAAAACTATGAAAGGCAACAAGGGTAGGGGAGACAAGAAAAGCAAGAAAAATAAAACTAAAAAAGGAATGTTTGGTCTATTCTAGGTATTTCATATACTATGGTATCCGTGGTTATTTATGAAAATAAAATAAAATAAAATATATATGACGACATATATTTTATTTTATGCGTTCATGATCTTACTAATGTATTTTTTAGCAGGTATTAACAAAGTTAAGAATTTTTCATCAACTGTAAAAGGATTCCAAGATATGTTTTTTCTGCAAAAATTGCCCCACATTTTTTATGATTTAACTATATTGGGGGTTGTTGTATTAGAAATATTTGCTCCAATTATCATAATGTTCTCTCTATACACAAATACACACATAGATTGTGCGTATTATTCTAGTGTAGGATTAGCCGTATTTACCGTTTTAGCAAATCTTATTTATCATTTCCCGACAAATAAAGGCCAATATTCAGCTTTTATGAAAAATTTGACAGCAATTGGTTCACTAATGTTACTTTCAACATTATTTGTTTAGAACAGTATATCAAATAATTTTATCGATGGTAATATTAAATGGATTGTAAATTAATCATTTTAACTTTTATCATCACTGCTTTGTGGGACGTTGTCTTGCGGTTTATGTCTCTTAATTTTGAAAAACTACCTAACTCACTACAAATGGATTTTGTTAAATACTTGAAACCTTACTTTCAACATCATACTCTATTAGCCGCAGCTCTAATCGCTGGTTTTGTAGGAGCAACAACCCAACCTATTATTTTATCAATAATGTCTTTTCCTAAAAGCATATTTGATATCATATATGTTGGAAAATTTTTGATATTAACCTTTATTATTAGCGCATTATATGGATTTATAATGAAATGGAGTAAATTGTTCCCTTATCTTGAAAAATATTATTATGATAATTTGGGTGTAATTGGTGGTATGTATCACGACGGTGTATCAGGAGTTATTGTTCAAATTACATTGCTATTACTTTTGTCCGCTGTATTACGGTTACGGTAATTGAATGCTTTGCTATTGAATTCTTGTAAGTGAATAATTTGTTATTTTACGCAGTATCATTACATATCTGTTTATCTGATGATATTCCATTTATTGTATTACATATGTAATTCAATGGATGTTTCATACTATCGTATACACCTTCAACAAAACTAATATGTAAACCCATCTTTTTACACTCATCAACTACTTCTCCGTCCAATTTGTTATATATTACATCGAGTTTTTCATTGATTTTTTCAATATTTTTATTCATTACCAGTAATATTTCCTTAATCTCGTCAAGCGTAGTTGTCATATATACTTTTGAAGAATTAAATTTATGATAAAACTACGAATATGTATATTGTTTCAAAACATTAGGAAATTCATGTAATAATAATTTTATGTATTTTTAACTGATATTTTACACAGTTACATATAACATTATATCTCTCCATATATTTTTAAATACTGATATATGTTGCTGGATAAATGTGTCCTTTTTAAAGCGCTCAGGTAATAAATCGTCTATATGTAATCCTAATCGAAAGATATATACAATGATTATATATAGAATTTCTCTCAACCTAAAAAATAATATGTCAGTTATAGACCATTCGTTTACATAACTACATAAATTGTTTGCTGTATTTGTTTCGAAAAACTGATGCGTGTCCATTAGTCCTTCCAATAGTCGTGAATAAATATTCTTTTCGTTTTTTATGAAAATCATCTTTTTTATTTTGTCTAGACTTTGTAAATTTAAGAATAATACTTTTCGTTCATTATCTCTCTCTGTATCCTTCTCCTTCACCTTAAACATATATGGAAATGCGCCATCAATACAACCATCTTCATCGGTAGCCTTCCTCTCCATCAAATAAGGAACGTAGAGAGATTTTATAATATTATCGATTAATTCTCTCTTATCCTTATATTTTTTCTTCACAACTTGCTCACCCTTAATTGTATCAAAATAGGTTAAATAAAAACGATTATTTACCAATTGAACATCCGATTCTGTTACAATTTCATCCATTGTTTTTTTAAATTTTGCCACTACCTTCTTTAAATCTTGATGTTTTCTTAAATATTTATAACAATCAGTACATATACCAATTGAAATATCCATTTTATCAAGTAGAAATAATAAACCTATAATAGCTCCTATACTACATCCGGATACCCTGTTTATTTTTATTTTCTTGGAATGTTCTAATTCTTTCATATAAAACAAACTACCAAGCATATATACACCATTGAAGGCTCCTCCATCTAATACTAAATCTATTTTTTTTGGTAAATGTTTTTCAGGAATATTTTCTATTAGTGTATGAATAAATGTCTGTAAAGCCATAATAATATATTATCTTACGTTTATAACATATTATTTTTTCGAAATATTTACTTACATTAGGCGACTATTTTTAGATGTGAATAAATAACAGCTGTTTATAGGCATTTATAGGTGTTTATACATTCTGTAGATGAACAAGGGCTTTTGATATAATATAATAAGCCAATCCGAAAAACATACTGTTTATAATATATCCTGTTAAATTGGGATTACCGTCCTTATTAAAAAGGGATGGTAATATAGCCAACACTTTACTTTTAACAATCGGCAATTGAAAAATAAAATACAACAGTCCAATAATAATCGGTATCTGAAATTCGTCATATAGAATTTCAAGTGAATCGCGCGAATTTTGATTTTTCACTCGCCTGGCTAAAATATCTTGCTCCGTATCCGTATTGTGAATATAATCAGATTGTTCTTTCTCTGGAACATAGTTTGGTTTCACTTGATCGTCTGCGAAATGAACAGTATTTGTTGGAATATCACGAGAAGGTAATCCGGTTCCACCATTTGCACTCGCTTGCTGAATTCCACTAACTAATTCATTCATCATTTTTTGCTCTTGAATCTCACTAGATTCACTATTTGGGCCAATAGAACTATTTGCCTCAATACCAGCATTGGGGTCATAAGTAGTAGGTTTTTCAGTTGTTTGTAGCACGACATTTTGACTTCCACCTCCTGCGGAAGGATCACTAGGTAAATCAGCTAAACTCGTCGTATCAGACATATCTAATATATTCATAACATTGATAGATGGAGATAATTACGCAAAATTCACCTTTTTCTTTCTATTATCGCAACTATGTGATTCCATTTCATATTTAAAACAGCGATCGCCATATTTATACACTTTTTTCTTAATATCTTCTAAACTAGGTGCGCTAAATTCTATACAATTACGTCCAATACATCCTTTTCTAAATAAAGTAGCCAGTCCGAGTCCAAGTAATGTAGACATGATAATCTTTCCAGTTTCAGTACGGAATAATTTTTCAAAAGCCATTGTATAATATCTATATTATAACTATACATATTTATTTACAGTTAGAATATCAGCTGTATATTAGATGATCTACACCTGTGTGTATATAATATACCTATTTTGTTACACCTGTAAAGGAATTTCTTCGGCCGCATTAGAACATTTCACTATATTCTGTTTTAGTTGAAAGCAGTTATCTACTTGGTCACTAAATTGAAATAAATGACTATTGTCGTTGGTTGGATATACTGTAATTTCTTTGGGAGGTGGGCTTGTTATATATACGCACAATAGACCAAATAGAAAACTTAAGATAAAGACGCGAAAATTTATGAGAAACATTATTTTTACTTATATTACTCATTGAAAATAATTTAGAATATCGATGACATTGTGACGATTTATTGATTAGTATTCACCTTCATATGATTCGTTACTAATTGTGCTTATCATTTTTTTCCTAGAATTATCTTCGTCTTCACCGCTCCCTATAACGAACGACTCTACAGAGGGTTTATCAAATGAAATGGTCATATCTTGCAATGTAAATATCTTCTTTACCAATGTATGTGTATTTGTATCCTTGTTGTATTCCATAGCCATATACTGGTATTTTAAATCGCGTAATTCCTCTAATAATGGTACAAACTCCTCTTGGTATGTAGAAATCATATCTTTAATGAGTTGTATTTGACCAGTTTCGTTAAACTCGTCTATCGTTGATTTGATAAGATTTATTTTATTATAAAATATGGTCATTTTGGTAGAAAGTTCCGATTTATTATCTAAATTAGAAACAATACTGATAAATTGTGTTTTATATTCCATAACAGCTTCTAAATCTTGCGTTAATTCTTCTTTTAATTTGTTAAATTTAGTTAATGTAGTAGCCTCTTGCTCGTATCCAAATAGCAAATCTAATTTCGTTGTTATTATTTCTTCTTTCAATTCATCTACACCGGTTTGAAATACATCAATTAATTCTTCTAAATTCAGAAATTTGCCTCTATTTATTTTTATATTCAACAAACACGGCGATTTATTATCACCACATGTAGATGTTAATACGCCGTCTTCGCTTTTAAAAACGGTACCTACATTTCTACCACAGTTAATACACTTTATCTTCAACTTTCTAAATTTCTCTTGTTTTTGTTTCATAGAAAGTTTATCATCCTTTAAAATTGTATTTATTTGACTTTGCTTTTTCGTTTCATACTTATTTTTCAGTTTGTAATACTCATTCAACTTTTCTGTAAATTCTTCATCGACTTCATTATTTTTCATATTTTCATTTTCATTTTCATTTTCATTTTCACTTGATAACGAATATTTATCCATGTTTATATAGATTAAGCAAACATTTTTCTATTGTAAAATTGAACTTCCGGATTATTTTGCCAAGAAGATAAATCTGTACCTAAATGATTGACTTGATTCTTCCTATAGTCCTGCATAAACCGTAATTTATTCATGATATATTCTTGTTGTTGCCGTTTTTTTTCTTCTTGAAGTTTCAAGTCATTTTTATGATTGTATTTGAAATACAATGTCAGTCCTACGATACATACAAATGCCATAAATAGTCCTAAATTGTAAAGAAAATTATTGTATTTATTCTTGATTACATGGCATTGCTCTAAAGAAGAACTGAGGAAATATTTAACTCCTGGTTCAATTAAACGAGGGTGAATATTTTGTAAAGTTTCCATTAAAATAGGATTTTATATTTTCAAAATAAATTATACCTATTTATTATATGGCTTCTGCAAATTCATCATCATCGATTGTATTTTTTCTACTATTAACATTGGTGTATTTCGTATTCAAGTATTACACTAAATCAGAATCTATGCTTAAAATATGGACGATTATTTACTTTTTAGCCTTAATTGTAGTACAGTTTTTCATAAATTTAGGATTAACCGGTGAAATATGTGGTTCATCTCAATATGGCATGGCTTTAAGAACAACCGTTCTTCCATGGTTACTGGTGTTTGGTTCCATCAACCTATTGTTGTTTGTTTTTCCTTCTTGGTTAAGTCCATTTTCAAATACAATTGGTTATTTATTCGCCTATATAACCGGTGTAAATGGGTTTTTTAAAAGTATATTAAAAGATAGAAAGGCGCAAAACATAGCACCAGGACAATCTGATATGATCTCTGCTATAAACAATGTATATGACGATAAATCATTGTTAATAAATTCGATGACGGCATCGAATTTACCTAATTGGTGGGAAAGTATGACAAAAGGAGGTCTATTAAAATCTGGGATCGGTAATACCCATTATCTAGAACTATCTAATTATGTAAAAATGAAGGATGAAATAGCCCAGTTTATATGGTATGCTTTAGCTGGAACACTGACGACATCAATTAGTTATAATGCTATATTAAATTCTGGTTGTACTAAATCAATAGAAGAAATGGAAAAAAGTCATCAAGCTTATATGGAAAAGGAGAAAAAAATAGCGGCAGAACAAAAAGAATCAGAAGCGAAACAGACTGTATATAAATCATACGAATAAATAGCCGATTTACCTAAATTTAGGAAGTGTGATATAGTATAATACGGCTAAATAAGACATAATACCTAATATAATACTTATCAACCATATTGGTAATATAGTTTTTCTTTTACTACCTAATCCAAACTCTCTTAAAGTCCCATCATTATTGTATATAAATCCTGGTTGAAAATAATTTAGTAATATAAATGATATTATAAAAATGAGGATTGCAAATGTATTGATATGTTTACGGATAAAACTGTAGTTCATTATATATATAACAGTAATAATATATCGCGGTTTGAATTAATTTTATTTTATTTTATTTTATTTTATTTTATTGACATAAAGTATAATGAATCTCGCCGAAACACAAACTACATTTATGTCAGCCATGTCACCTTTAGGTAGTGAATTTTGCGATTATTTTTACTATTTAACTATGATTAATTTGATCCTTCTTGTTTATGTTATCCTTGTTGCGCTGTATATTTTCGCGTTTGAGAAAAAGAGAGATAGTTTATTCCACGTCATGTTATCTGTTTTACCTATATTCATCAGTTATTTTACAAATCGCCTTTTATATTCCATGTGCGTCGGTTCTACACAGAAAATGTAATCGATATACTAAAATGAAATAAATATATCGCGCTTTAGCTGTTTCAATAATTATAATTATATTTACATTACTCAAAATATAATTATCAACATGTATATTTTTGTTTATCTTCTTGGTTTAGATATACGCTTTTACTAATTGTTCTTATAATTTTTCCCGTTTCCTTCTTATCATTTTCAATATCAGTCATAGAATTACATATTAGATTGGTTAATTTCATCTGCACCCCTTCATCTTTATCCCATCCTTTATTCACATCTTTCCATTTATTTATCATAGTTCTCTGTTTTCTTGCTAAATTGGTTATACCTATAAGCAATTTCACCATTTCAGTATCCTTCTCCCAAATATCCTCCTCCTTCACGTAGAGTGTTTTTCTTGTCGCATCTGTACAATGAATTGGTCTTTCTAATATATCCAACTGATTTAGGCCATTTGTTATCATATTCGTAATCGTTTTAGTCAATCCATTTTCTACTGTATTATCATACGTCTCAGCGGTAATAGGCAATGTATCAATAAAATCAGTCAAATTCATCGCATTTTTACAATGATCATTCAAAAACATCTGAATATTGAAATTTTGGGTATTATGGCTATTTATCGTATTATGCGAATTTGTATTATTACCAAATGAAGGCATAATATCCATCATCTTAGCCATTACATCTTGGTTTTTTAATAGTACTCCCTCCATTATATCTTGGTTCTTCAATACCATTTTCAATATATATTCCTTATCAATATCTACCATAACCGCAGTTACTTGTTGCTCTTTAGAATTACATTTTTGCTTGTGATTCCACAGAGACGATGAATGCTTAAAATTTTTACCACATTGACATTTATATTCTTTGTTATCGTGTGGAACCTTTTGGAACTTTTTATCTTCGTCAAAGTTCGTATTTGTTCGTATTTTATGTTTCAGTGTCATTATGTGACGATCGTATTGACTTTTGCGGCTAGTATTATAATCACAACATTTACAAATATAATTTTGGAACTTTTTGGAACTAAAAAAGTTCGTCATTCTTCGTATAATTGACGAAGATAAAAAGTTCCTAAATCATTTTTCTGATAAATGTATATTTTTCAGAAAAATATACAATAACAAATGAAAACAGTTTGAAATAGAAATGAGAGCATTATGCTCTAAAACGCATTTTCACGTTTTTTTCAATTCTATTTTCGAAATTTCAAAAAACACACATAAAAAGCATGTTGATTTTTGATTTTCCCAAAATAGAATTGAAAAAAAAGTAAAAAGTGAAATACCTACATATATCAAAAACAACCAAGCTTTTTTGCCCTCAAAAACCTCCCTACATATGTAGGGGGCTACCTACATGCCCTACATGAAATTTCTAGAATTTTGAAAAATGAAAATCATCAAGCGCAATTTACCTACATGAAAACCATCCCCTTAAAAACCGAAATCCAAAAAGTTACTTTACGCTCGCCAGATTAAGGGGATAAAAAAGTGTGTAAAATGACTGTTTTATTTATCCTCCTATTTTGCGAAATACGTCTTTTATATATGAATTATTGGGAATAGATGTGTATATTATCAACCAATGCGTTCATCAAATAAATTAAAATAAAATATTCATATTATATTTTATTTTACATCTTCTAGGGTGTAAAGACTTAGTCTTCATTATCATCGAATTGTAGGCGATATTCATCATCGACTTCACCCATATCATCATCGTCTGGAATATCATTCATATTATAGACATCTTCATCTATTCTGTCAGCAACTAATTGTCCCTCTTCATGTTCTAACATTGCTATTTCATGGTCTGCTGTAAGAGCTTGACCCATTATTTCACGATTTGCCAGTTGTTGTTCCATTATTTGCTCCTTTTCTCTGTCAGCACGCTCTTCGTCGTATGTTTTAGCTACATATTGTGTAAGGCCTTTTTGTAATCCCTTATTCCATCGCTCTAAGCGATGATTTTTAAATAGATTCTCAATAGCTCTTTCTTCCTTTGACATGTCGCGCAAAGTAGAGGTAATATTGTGCCTTTCCTTGTCCTTGGAGCGATTCACCCTTTCTTTTACCATTTGAGCATTTAGGTTGATAAGACTTTTCTCTCGTTTTATGATATTTAACATAATAACTGTAATATCAGCTATTTTCTCTCTAGCGGTTCTTTGCTCGCCTCTTACAATATCAATTTCAGTAATTTCAGCCATGTCATCTTCTTCTATTTCCACCGTCGTTGTAATTATATTTTCTTCCTTGGGGGGGATTACTTCCGTACGCAACAATTCGCGGTCATCTGTCAATCGAATGAGATGTTGAATCATATATAGAAAGTAAAATTGGAATAATTGATAAGCTGTTTTATTATCCAAAATAGAGCTTATTTCAGTTCCATCTAATGTAATCATATTCGCATATAAATTGGTATAATTAACCAATTGAAAGAAGTCTTGTAATTCATCCTCGTTTTTTTGTAAATAAGGACGAATCGTTTTATCTTCGTAAAATTTACGTAGAGGCGTATAAAACCCAGTAATTATATTTTTGATATCTGTTTTATGATCATCAGATAATTTCCAATGGGTAGGAATTTTTATTTCGTTATAATTAACACGATTGGAAACAATGTTTGGAAATACATTAATAAAATCAAATATGGATGTTTTTACAAATTGAATCGACCTATACAACGTTTCATCTTCTGTATTTGTGAAATAGTTATTACCATTTTGGTGGAAATCCATAATTGTTTTTATAAAGTCAGTCATATTTGTTTTTTCACTGCGTGATGAATTTGAAAATGAATTTAGATACTCTATAATATAGGATTCATATTTTTGTATTTTTTCTCCCAACATATTTCTCAAATCTCTCGACTGAATGTTTCCAGATTGATTTTCAATACCATAAGAATCCAATACATTTTTGAATTGAGTCAAGAAATCTTCACCAAGGTCATTATTCGTATCAATCATATGAGTAATCAAATCTCTAACGTGAGCTATACTAGAAGGATATGTCTGAACCAAGTCAATTGGAACGATGTTCATTTTATTTACTGAATCCAATAATTCATTGAATGATTGCAGTGAATATGTCTTGCCTTCGCCCTTCAGTTTTTGAATGTTTTCTTTGAGAGATTCGTTTTTATCATAATCATCTGGTTTCGAAAGACAAACCGACATTAATTTACTATTAATCGGAATATCGCTGTTAAAATTACAATATTCAATAAATCCTCTATAAATAGTGTCTTCCGAGAATTCATTGCTAACGGGCGGAAATTTGAGTTTCGTATCTTTTGGATCTACTAGCAAGGTTGGTTGAGCCATATTTACCATATCAAACGCAATATTATACAAATACGATACTATACCATTGTTGATTGTAATAGAAGACTCACGCTTAGCGAAGTAATCAATCGTCTTGTACTCTCCTGTATTACAACAGGCATTTTGTAAGAAAGGCACTTTATTCGCATTTGTGAGTAATAACTTCTCTTTATGAACCACCTTTTGAATAGATTGAATAATAGCCATGGAAAAATAAATCATTTTTGAATTAACTGTTCTGATTTGCTCGAATTGGTCTTTTGAACCAACCTTTAAATTTTCTAAAAGTGAATTGCGAAAGGATGTATCCAAGTTAGCCGGAGTTTTATTGGTAATCTCCTGTAAAGGCGGCAAAAAATTAATCCAATTCTTAATATCGAGTTCAACTGGAATTAAATCGTCCTCATTCTGTAATAAATAATTGCGTTTTTCATCAATAAGCATCTTTATCTCTCCTTGTTTCAGAATGTAGGCATCTAATGTATTTTTCATGGCTGTAGCAATTTTATCAGATGATTTGGGCAATGCTTTCCAAGGATATATGCTTGTTTTTATACCTGCTGCTACACAAGCAATATAGTGGATATTTGTCAAATCTTCGTCTCCAGTAATTGGGTAACCGGTAAGAGAGCGTTTGCAACCAGGGAATGTTTTTTTAGAAGTAACTGATGGTATAGAAACGGCAATATAAAGAGACATATAAGACAATGTAAAGGTAAGCAATGATTTGTTAAAAACGTCATTATAACTAGGCATTTTCTTGGTAGAACCTTTTATTTTCGCTTCATAATCGTCTTGTTCATCAACCGTGGCTTCTAGTGCTAACAATGTATGTTTTATAATTTCTTCGCGTTGTGTTTCTAGAACAATTCCCATATAATTGGATACAGAAGTAATAACATTATTAATAATTTTACCCTTTGGATTAGCCAATAATTCCTTTTTTATCTGTTTTTGTTCAGATGGTGATTGAAAAATAGCAGTTCCAGCATCTTTTTCAAGAATTTCTCTCGTTTGCATTTTAAATCCAGTAGATTCATATCCTTCTTCGCTACTCATCATGATTCGTTCAATTTCCCACCCACTATGTTTATCGACGGTTCTATCATCAATATCAATGCCTTGATCATTTTTGATAATCGTCATAGCTTCATAATAATCGCCATTTTCAATAAACACACTTGCTAATTTGGAAACAAAGGTAGGCAATAATTTCGTACTGGTATCAATACAATACAACCAATATTCTTCTTCTTCATTGATAGCGAGAGAAGAGCGCGTATATTTAGTGACGAATCGAACAATATCATTTTGTTTTTTCACAAAATCACCTTGACCTAAAATAACATCCAACAATTTGATATGAGGTGACATAATAATGTCTGATTCTTCAACTCCAGTTCCCAATTTAATCTTCGCATTTTCATATTTGTACAATAAAAAATGATTTATTGCTTTCAATTTAGATATTCTATCTCTTTCAAACGTAAATAAAGCATTCATTTTCCCCTTGTATTTATCAACCCCTTCGATATAGTTGGAATCGAATTCGTCGTACATTTCGCGAATTAAATCTTTCTTTACAAGGTCTGCACCAACTGTCGGATCCGCGCATTTTTTGTTTATTTGAATACACTTGTTTTGAATATTACAAAATAGGTCATTAGATCCGAAGAATGAATTTTCAGGTATTTTTTCGTCACGGAGCCAATTGTTATTTTCACGCTTGTAGTAATAATATTTCACATTGTCAATATTGTCTATTTCCAGAACGGCATAATGACCATCTTGTACTTCTCTCTTTTTTTGCATCATAGAAGTGGCTTCGTATTTCGCTTCAGGTCGTTTTAAACCGATGTTTTTTATTAGCTGGTCAATTAAAAATGTTTTGAAAGCAGCGTCTTCCATTTCACTTTGCTCGGCCTTGTATTCGCCTAGAATATCATAAACAGTCGGGTCATATTTCTTGTCAAAATAAATGGGTATATCGTTATCTGCATTCAAATCTTCCAGTGAAATATATCGCTTTGTCAAAACATATTGTGCGCACTGATTTTCCTTTTCCTTTTTGCTTAATTCTGACTGATATTCTTCTTTTTTCTCTTCCAATAAATCATCAAAATTAAAAGGAGTAAATAAATCAATGTTTAAAATGGTCATGGATGTATTAAATAGTTTTGTATAATCCACCTCATTCATAAATTTGATTAATTCAGAAGACGATAATACTGAATCGTTTGGAACTTGTCCTTTGTATAATTTTCCTTGACCTCCTAGCCCATATTCACTCATGATGACATCACCTATATCTTTTCTTCCTATCAACAATTTGTACAAAATGGTTTCATATACAAATGAATTTTTTATATTGGACAATTTGGAGAAAGCTTCTTTATTTTCAGCATATTGCTTTTTGTAATCCAAAATTTTCAGTTCAATAAATTCCGTAATTTCTTCATATTGTTTAAAGGAAATATCGTCTAAATAAATCAAAAAAGGTTGTAAATAATTAACCACCGAAACAAGCGATAATTTCCCATTAATGTGTTTTTTAACAAGATTAAACAATGTGCGTGTTTTGGGAATGATTATTTTAAGGAATTTCTCGAATCTATCAGGATCGTTACTATTTTCACTTAATAAATACTCTGTTTTCCTTTTTAAATATTGGTTTTCATTGTCTTCGAATTCCATGGCAGAGGAATTTAAGTTATCAACAAATTTGGTAGTAATGGAAGTTTTGTCCCGGAATAATTGCCAATAATTCAAAAAGTGTAAATTCAAATTCGACTTATCATATATATTTGTGGATGGTAATGCGATATTTGAAAAGCGAACAACTGGTTCTTGTAACGTTAATATCGATTTTACGGATATTAAATCATTGTTGGTCATAGGAACGACTTTCGTCATCATTTGTATAGAAGTCATTTCAGTTATTTTTAATTTTGAAAGACCTAGATTATATCTACTAATCAAAAATCGTTTTCGCTTAATGGTATCATTTTTAGCAATGGATGAATAAAATCTATCCAAATTATCGATTACTGTATCAAAATTTTCCATCACATTTGTAACAGTCAATGCATTTGTATTATCTACGCTGTCAAATGGTGTTAAATCAGGGTTTAATTTATTCATATAGGTGGAATATGTGTCCGCGTTCGTTTTGTACAGTTCGCGTATCTCAGATTCGCTTATTCTACTCTGGGCAAGAGTCAGTGGTATTACATCTGAATACTCGGCATCTTCACCTTTATCTAAATCATACATTTTTTTCATGTTTTGGGCAACTGGTAATATCCACGACAACTTATAATTTAGTTTCGTTACTTTATCCACAAGTGGTTTATAATCGGCGCCTTTAAATATCGGCATATTTGCATTACCGTTTTGGTCAAATGTTGAAAAATTACTTCTCAATTGTTTAAATCGTTCAATCATAATATGGATATTGTTTAATACACTGCGCGTACGTTGAACATTGGGAATAGATGCTAATAAATCATCTAGTAGCTCATTTGTCTGCGTCTCAATGCCATATCTTTTTTGATCTTCTGGAACTTCAATGATTTGTGTAATAGCCTCTAATTGAGGTCCAAATTCGATTTGATCCGCTTCTAAAAGGATATCTTTTATTTGCGTTTTTACCTTTTCGATCGGAATTTGAACAGTAGTTTCTATAATATCGCCTTTACCAGATTCGTATATTTCACCATCTTCTTTTCCTGGCCAATCCATATCACCGTCGTCCTTGCTTTCACTGCTACCGGTTTCAGGTAGTATTTCATTCTGGCTATCCATTGTAATTTTTTTCTCAATTTCAGGTGCAGTTCGAATAACAATTTTGTCAATGGGAATATCTTCTGGGATACCCTTGTAACCAAAATCAATATAAATGGTTTCTTTTTCATTAGATTCGTCATCTTCATTACTATTATCATTTACTAATTCTATTTCAATCATATCTTCTTCTAAATTAGTAATCTTTCCGGTAATAGTAGTCGGTACTTGACCACCAAAATAGACATCTATCCATGTGTCTGGAATTAAATTATTCTGCTTAGCATAACCCTTTGCTTCTGGGCGATTTAATATGGAAATTGTCTGAATACTTTCATCGCTTAGATTTCCGTCATCGTCTATATTTAATATTTGTTTCACGTCGTCTTCATCCGTCAGTTTTATTTTTTTAGTATCAATGTATTCAATAATAAATGTATGTTGGTTTAATTCTGGATTGGATGGAGCCTCGATTTGGATAATATCTCCTAATTGTAAATAAATATTATTAGATGTTGTTGTCATTACTTTATATTTATAGTAGAAATTATTATGAATAACGAAAAAATTGATTTAAAAAATCTATTAAAGGAAATAGTATATAACAAGTAAGATGACGTATTTATTAGATACTATTACCAAGATTGATGATTTGCTGTGTGGTGGTGAGAATAGAAAGGAGGTTGCGAAATCACTAAATCTGAAATACAATGTATGGAAGCATAAAAATGGAGTGAGATATCATGTTCTAAAGTATGACAAAGAATGGTTGAGCAAGGAGTTGGTTTCTTCGACTGGTTTATTACGTTCGGTCATTTTCAAGGATGACGGAACCATTGTCAGCTTTGCTCCTCCAAAATCTTTATCTGTTGATAATTTGACGATTGGTGTTGCTGAACAAGATGAAGGTTATGTTGCGGAGACGTTTGTAGAGGGAACCATGATAAATGTATTTTACGAAACAGAAACAAATAGTTGGGAAATAGCTACTCGTAGTAGCGTTGGTGGTAGAACATGCTTCTTTATGGAAGATGGATTCAAGGAGGAAAATACATTTAGTTATATGTTTAATGAAGTATGTACCTCTATTGGTCTTGACTTGAATGATCTAAATAAGAAGTACATGTACAGCTTTGTAATACAGCATCCTAGAAATAGAATCGTGAAAATTATCGAGAAGATGTCACTATATTTGGTGAATGTGTTCCATATTGAGAACAACAAGACGATTCACACGGTTCCTATCAATAATGATATTGAACAGTTTGGTCTAAAGTTGGGTACGGTGAATACTGTAGAAAGTATTCCTTTGAAGTCAAATGATGATTTGATGAGGTGCAAGGAATCTATGGCTTCAATGAACACATCATACGATATTGTTGGTGTTATGATTAAAAACAGTAGAGGAGAGCGATTCAAGTTCAGAAATCCATCATACGAGCATGTTCGTCAGTTGAGGGGAAATCAACCAAAGCTACAATATCAATATTTGAGTTTGAGACAATCCGGCAAGATGACCGAGTATTTACAATACTATAAGGAGCACAAGAAACCATTCAATGAGTTTAGAAACCTGATTCACGATTACACAAATGAGTTATTCTCCAATTATATTCGCTGTTATATTAAAAAGGAGAAGGAGTTGAAGGAATTTCCTGAAAAGTTTAAAACACACATGTTTGCGATTCATCATGAGATTTATTTGAAGACACTTATGCCTAATCGAGGATATGTCGATAAGAATGTTGTGATTCAGTATTTCAACGGACTACATCCATCTAAGCAAATGTTTATTTTGAATTATGATGCTAGAAAGAATCATATGGATAGTAAGAAGATTATGGTTGATACAGATGTTGTTGTTGTTGATGTTGATGTTGTCGAAAATGTCGCCACATAAAAACAAAATACAAAATATAAAATACAAAATAAAAATAAATAAAAATATTCATATCATGTTAAATTTGACTTGTTATTTTATCATTTATACACTCATCGCAGTTAGTATAGTGATAATTGTAATATACAATATAATACCCAATACATCCTAAAGATAAATAATATAATACATAAGCACTATCAGTTTTTATGTATTTTTTTACAATTAAATCGCTAATACCAAACGCAACTATATATAATATCACCCATCCAAAATCATTCATAATGTTAATCATTCTATTTTTATATAAAAATATTAAATATTTCCAAGAGTGTAACAATAAAAAAATAAATTATTATTAGTTTATTTTTTTTGCATCATGATTTACATTTATTAACATTCATGTTATCATTACTTACTTATTCGTTTAGATTTAATGTGTATTATTTTTTAATCTTCTTTGATTTCTTTGTCTTCTTCGTATTTGATTTCGATTTCTGTTTCGTCTTCATCTTCTTTGATTTCTTTGTCTTCTTTGATTTCTTCATCTTCTTTGATTTCTTCATTTTTTTAGATTTGTACTGTTTTCCACCATGTTTGGCGTTTTTTTCGCCTATAATTGTTTTACCCAACCATATAGATTTATCAGATAATGGAACTTTTTCTCCAGTCCATTTTTCTCTAAATTCATTTGGATAGACATATTGTGTATTGTGTTTGGATGAAGTATGTATTTTATATTTTGGGTCGTTTTCTACAATCCATCCTAATTTGTTAGCATCATCATGTGAAATAGAATGCAGTGTTTTTTCCTCTAGAGATTTGCGAATATCCTCTCTTTTGCGAAAAAGTTTATTCTGTTCCGCGTGTTTTCGATTAAACTCTTCAAGTGCTAATTTATATGTTTCGTCATTTCTGTGAAAATCACCTAAATCCGAACGGTATTTTTGTATTTGAGTCAGTATAGTAGGATCATCTGACCCATTATTTTTTCGTATTTTTATTCTTATATTCAAGTCACCGTTTGATTGAAACCATTTTTGTTGCCATTCATAGTCCAAACGCTGTAAATCATATGATAATGATTTATTATCAGTAGGCATATCATAAACTTCTACAAATTGTATTTTATCTTTTGTTGGAACATAATCATCCGGAACTCTTGTTTCCTCAACCAATCTAGAGTCGTATGGCATTCTACCGCGTTCAGTAACCATATATTTACGCGTATCTTCTCTATATTTCGCCTCTGAACTCATTGTTATATAATATATAATATCAAAAAAAAAGATAATATATTATTTTTATTATAAATTCGTTTTTTTATTATATTTGGTATTCGCAACTAAACTTGAAATTATTCCTTGAATTTATTTTGAATGTTTGTAAATGTTTTGATAACATCTTCAGCAGCAAACGTTAGATATTGCGATACCGTTGTAGCATCATTAACAGATTCGAAGGCCATACGAATAATACCTTCTGGAATATGAGGATGAGGAATACGAAACCCAACAAATGATAGTGTTTTGTTGCCTGAATAATATTTTTCATAGAGGAAATAGGAAAGAGCATTCCCCAATGTATAATCTTCGTTCTTCAATGTAATAGTATATTCATTAGAAACTGTTGTATTTTCACTTACTTCAATGGGTACGTCCCCTTTTTCAATCATGGAAATAAACTTCTTACACTTTTGAATCATAATATCACATGCTTTGTGAATAATGGAGAAATTGGAAAATACACCCACACTTTCTACAGTAAATTCAAAACTATCTGGAATAATATTTCGCTTAGCATCTAATAGAAACCAATTCTTCATTTCGAAATCAATGTCTTCTTCTGACATACCGGATTTGACTAATCCCTTTTTCTTGTCATTCCATATATCTGTTGCCTTTACTGTATCCATCGTAGCACCATATGCGCAAGTAGAGACAATATTGTACATTCCATCTTGCTTAGCGGTACCGATATCTAAATAAGCATTGAATTGAATGGATTCTCCTTCTATATTATCGGACAACTTGGGACGCAAACGCGTGATAGGAATATAATCTCCTGTGATAGAGTCGGGTGGGAAGATTTCTTTAACAGCACTTTCTGACAAATATTTATCAGTTGAAATATTTTTAATTTTGAAATCAGCCGTGGTCAATAATTGAATAGTGTCTGTATCATTTTTCTTATCGACTTCAACAACATATTCTTGGTAAGGAAAATCTACGTCGGTAATATGAATGGGAATACATCCAATTCTTTGTTTGATGATTTCATTGTTGAGGCGAGTCCTATTTGTAATAATATCGACCTTGCTTTCGTTGTGAGGAAACGTTCTAAAAACGAGTGTAGGAACATCAGATAACACGATTCTTCTGAGCGAATTCGCTAAACTATGATTTATATTGGACATAGTAAATGTTAGCGTATTGCTTTCTTCGGAGTTGATTTTAATAACAGGATCCATCATCTTGAGTATATATAATATATATTATTGTTTATATTCTTATATCAATTTTTTAATAAATCAAGAATAGAAAATAGAAAATAGAAAATAGAAAATATCCGCCATAAATAAAAACATTTAGAAAAAAATAAGTTTAAACATTTGTTTTATAATTACAATAGTAATATAATGAGTTCTATTTTGTATTATAGCAATTATTGCGACAAGTGTAAAGCTGTATTACGTTTAATTGGTAACAGTGAAATTAAGAAAGATATACATTTTGTTTGTATTGATAAACGAATGACAAATCCTCAAAATGGCGGAACCTATGTTATTTTGGAAAATCAACAAAAAATTGTATTGCCTCCTCAAGTACAAAAGGTTCCGGCCATGTTATTGTTAAAAGAAGGCAACAAGGTTATATTTGGTAACGACATTACTGATAAAATAAAACCGCGCGAAGAAATGGCTAATGCCAAAGCAAGTGGATTTAATGGAGAACCTATGGCATTTACTTTAGGGAATGATAATGTAGGTGGTTTTGGTGTAGCAAGTGATAATTTCAGTTATTGGGATCAAGATAGTGATGAATTGTTGGCAAAGGGAAATGGAGGCACTAGACAAATGTATAATTATGCTACAGTAGATCACAAAACAACTATAGAAACTCCTCCAGATGATTGGAGTCCGGATAAAGTAAGCGAGACTTCGTATAATGAAATGGAAGAACAGCGAAATAATGATTTACGTATTCAACAAATGAATAAACCTTCAGGGGTATAACTGAAATATATCACCCTTATACAACTATATTTATAGTATATGCGATAAATATATTTAAAAATAAAATTATAACTTAATAAAATGGATAAGACAACAATACTAAAAGCATTTAATAATCAATTCGAAGAATTTTTAGAAGACGTCGAAGTGTTATTTCCAGACAACCGTGATATCAAGACTTCCAAAACAGGGCTTCTTATGCTAAGAAAAGCAAATCCTAAAAAGATAGTTTCTGTATGGTATAGATATATTTGTGTAAAATACGAAGCAGAAATTGAAAACGAGAATTTGGATTATTTTTTAGCAAAAGACTACTCAGACGATTTAAAAATGGATGAAGGCGCATCAAATAAAGTGATGGAAGGTATTGATAAAATAAGAGAACCTCTAAGGCAGCTGGATCAATCCAATAGAAAGAAAACACTTCAATATCTGAAGAACTTGAACCAACTATCTAAAATATATAACAATTAATTAATGAATGATTTGATTTAAACATAAGTGAATATTTCATATATAGATGTCTAAATCAAGTGACAACAATGATACTCATATACATGAAACCTCGCAAGAATCTGCGGAAATTACAGAAGAACTTGTCAAAGTAATTTATGATTTAATTAATGATATTTTATTCACGTTTCCAGAATTTAAAGATGGATTAAATTTGGATTTACATAATATTAAGGAGACAAGAGATGAAGACAGTATTAGAGCAGTATATGAGCATATTAAAACAGTATTTCCTGAGAGATTTTTCGATATTTTGTACAAGAACGAGGATATGTTCATAAAAGATGAAATTAATACGGAATTTTTACCTGGTATTGATTTCAAGGATTTATGGAAAATCGATATTAGTGATAACACCAAGGAGACTATTTGGAAATACTTGCAAATTATTTTGTTTTCCGTAATTGGAAAGGTAAATTCTCAGGATTCGTTTGGTGATACAGCCAAGCTATTTGAAGCTATCAATGAAGATGATTTAAAAAATAAATTGGAGGAAGCAATGAGTAATTTACAAAACATGATGGATGATGGTCCGATTGATGTGTCAGGTATTAATTTGGATCAGTTACCAAAACCCGATGATATCCAAGATCATATAAGTGGTCTGTTAGATGGGAAATTAGGAAAATTAGCGAAAGAAATTGCCGCAGAGACTGCTGAGGAATTAAATATCGATGCTGGAAATGCTACATCGGTAAATGAAGTTTTTCAGAATTTGTTTAAAAACCCTGGAAAGTTGATGAATCTAGTACAAAATGTAGGAGGAAAATTAGATAGTAAAATCAAGTCTGGTGAAATTAAAGAAAGTGAATTGATGCAAGAGGCTGGTGATTTGTTAGGTAAGATGAAAGATATGCCTGGTATGGGGGATATTCAATCCATGTTGGGTAAAATGGGAATGGGTGGTCCAGGTGGTCCAGGTGGTCCAGGTGGTCCAGGTGGTCCAGGTGGCGGAATGGGTGATATTGGTGGAATGATGGCGAATATGACTAGAGCCATGGGGTCTAATGGTCAAGGGGGTGGAGGAGCTGGTGGTATGGAGAATATGGCAGAGATGATGGCTATGATGGGTGGTGCTCTAGGAGGTGGAAGAGGAGGTGGAAAGTTGAATATGGGAGCAATGACAAATGCTTTAAACCAAAACATGAAACAGGTAGAAAAAAGAGAAGAAATGATGAATCGTGCTACTCAAAAGTCGATACAGAAGAAATTGGAAATGGCGCAAGAACACGAAAGAGTAGCAAATTTACCACCAGTAAAACCACTTACCGAAGATGAATTAGAGCAGTTAGTCTATTCCATAGAAGGAGATAAGCCTGAAAAATCTATGAGAACAGACACTTCCGGAAAATCAAGTAATAAAAAAAAGAAAAAGAAGGGTAAAAAATAAAAAATAAATAGTTAAGAATATATATATATGACAATAGAAACTACTAATATTTGGTTCAAACATCCATTGGTGTTATTAAAAAAAGGACATATAAATCAAATATGGCCAAAAGAAAACATGAATAAAAATGAAAAAATAAACGCCATATCGCGTATGGTGATAATATTAACTGCTTTAGGGTTTTTAGTAACCCAAAATTATAAATTTTTATTGACTGGAGTTATTACTTTAGGTGTAATTGCTATATTATACTATACTCGAGAGTATAAAAATGAACAGGACGAAAAGAATAGTAGTAATGTACAACAAAACTCGGTAGAAGGATTCACAAATCCTCAAGTATATAAATCCCTAAAAAATAATTTTACCAACCCAACAAATAAAAATCCATTAATGAATGTTTTGTTACCTGAAATACAAGATGATCCAAAGCGCAAAATGGCGGCACCTGCTTATAATAGAGCAGTTGAAAAGGAAATAAACGAAGACACTAAAAATATGATTGTATCGAATTTTGATAACGACCCAGAAATAAAGAAAAAACTATTTTCAAGTTTAGGCGATAGTTTTGAATTTGAGGATTTTGGACAACATAATTTTTATGCTACAGCGAATACCAGAATACCTAACGATCAAAAAGGGTTTGCTGATTTTTGTTATGGTGATATGGTATCCGGAAAAGAAGGAAACGATTTTGCATTAATGAGAAACAATCCTAGAATTGGTTCTATTGTAGGACAAAACTAGAAAGGTAGTATAAATTGTAGAATTCAACAAAATATTAAATATATCTTTAAGAAAAATATTATTAAATATATATATATAGAAATGTCAGCCTTTACAAAAGATTTTACATTTGATAGTTTATCGAGAATTGGTGACGATAGTTGTGGATTAAGTCAAAGAAATATTCAAAATACATCGCAATCCAATTATCTTTTAACCAACTTTTTCTCTCAAGATTGTGGTATGAAAAGACCTATTGAATTTGCTACAACTCAGCCCAATATTAATTTCACTGGTGGTTTTCAAGTTGGTGCCGGTGGATGTAATATAGACACAAATTCTGATTTATTAATTGGTACTATCAATACTAATCCCAAGTGTCGCATCAGTTTATACGAACGTCCATTCAAGACAGTGCCTTTTTTGGGGCGTGGTTCATCCAATCCTGTTTTAGAATCTCACATCCAACAAGGTGATATGATTACTAATAAAAAGAGCATCAATACAACTACTGAGCAATCTCATATGCCTTATTCTAATTATCCTCTTTTACCTTCTATTGCTAATTCCATTACAAACCCTGCTAATTTAGTAGAGGGTGTAGCAGCAGATGGATGGATTAGAGGAGGTGTTCCTTCTAGAGAGTTACAAAAAGACAAAGACTACAAGTCCGGTCACTCTCCTAACCAATATTAAGCCAATATTAGAAGAAGAAATTACGCAACAATAATATAAAAAGGTTTAAACGAAACGAATAATATTATGTAAATGAGCATTCTACATTTAGATTATATTTGTACATACAAAATGATAACAGAAGACGATGAAGATGAGAAAGGATTACGTGAGTTAATGTATCAAATGCAATATTTACAGCTATTTGGTTTAACAGAATTTGACGAAACAGTTATAGGTGAAAAAATAGAGGCTGTCTATAAGCAATTAGAAAAGGAACCTTTTTTAGATGAATTATTTGAATTTCATACATATAAAGGGTATATGTCAAAGGAATTCATGTTTAGAACATTGTTTTCATATGAATATTTGGACTTGTTTCATAAATTATTATATAATTATTTTAAAAAAATGTCTATTGAAAACAATATTATTGAATTACACCAAGCTATCAAATCGAATTTAGACGAGAGAATGAAAGAAATACCCAGATAATATTCATTTACAGAAGGATAAAATAGAGTTATTAGTAAATAAAAATATATTATGTTATAGTAATATGGCTTCTACACGTAATAACAATACGCCCAATGATTATTGTCTTCAACAACGTAGTTATACAGATTCGTCAAAATATACTGATTATGTTTATTCTTCGGTAGGTAGAGCTTATATGAACGCTATGCCTTGTGTAGGTATTATGCCAAGTCATATGCCTAGAGAAGCTTTTTCCAAGAATTCTGTTGAAATCGAGTCCTCTTTATTTGGTATTAATTCTACGAATTTAGTAAATCCTGAGAAACCGATTGTTCCTCACTTAACAAAAATGCCTGAAATATCTTATTTCGATAGATTACCAGTCTATATGCCTGAACACATGGTTGTTCAGAATGACCAGCGACCATTTCCTATTCCCAAGTAATATTGATTATTTTTGTATAAAACGGAAAACAAATGTATTTTCATAATGTTTAATTTATATAATTTTTATAAAGTAATTATATAAATGTCTGGAACGTGTAGAGATACCTATTATAATTATGGTAGCTATTTAAGAACTAGAGGAACTGATAAAGCTGTTTGTGAATTAAATAGTAAAATTATCGCCAATACTACTGCCATAGCAAAGAATGCTGCTGCTATAGCTGTTAATACCCTGGACATCTCTGCGAATACTTCTGCTATAGCTGTTAATACCCTGGACATCTCTGCGAATACTTCTGCTATTATTGATATTTCAAATATAATTTCAAATTACGATATTTCATTCACAACAATAGATTTAAGTGCTACAAATCTAGATGTATCTAATAATATTAATTTTACGAAAAATCCAATAGTTACAAACGACGCGAGTTATAATAATCGTGTTTTGCGAAATTACAGCGAATCTACTAGTGTTTTAGATATCAGTGCTATTGGTATATTCAGTGATACATTACATGACTTGTCATTAAATATACCCACCTTATATTCAGATCTAGATCCAAGTGGATTAACTGGTACAAATCCAATATTTACTACCGATTTCATAGATTTTAGCAATAATCAAGGGTATTTTAAAGATTCATTGATGGAAGTATATGTAAGCGCAAAATTATCTTTTGAATTGAATCAAACAGAGAGTATCTCATTTGTATTTGATAATGTTGCTGGGTCATCTGAAATACTATTAGACACACGCAGTATTAATCAAACTGGAGTTGTAAAAACACTTTGTTTTGGCCCACAAATGTTTGTATTTAACGATTCAACGCCAGAAAGCTCGTTTATAGAGGATCAATGGCGTGTTGGTATTGATATATGTGGTGGAGATGTAAAATTTTTAGAAAATCCTAGAATGGTAATAAAACAAAAGAGTCTAGTCTAGATTTTAGTGAAAAAATTTATACAGTTTTATAAATATAATTATATTTAGTTTTCAGTAATTAAATATAATTATATAGTAAATATATACGTTTTATGTCCTATCCAAATTACAAAAAATATAATCAATATGTAACGTGTTGCAAACCAATCGGTGCTCAAGGCGCCCAAGGCGCATCTGGAGATATTGGACCAGTTGGACCACTTGGCCCTCAGGGTTTTCAAGGCGCACAAGGAGCAACTGGTCTTCAAGGATCTCAAGGCGCTCAAGGAAGTGAAGGAAAAGATGGAAATTTTGGAGGAGCAACATTTGATTATACGTTTGATAGTTCTACCAACGCAACAGACCCTGGTACTGGATTTGTACGATTAAGCGATGCTTCGCAAAATATTTCTACTGAAATGTATATTGATAGTGAGAATGATGCTGGTGATAATATAGATAATTTTTTACAGACTATTCTAATTGTCGATTCGCTAATTAAAGGTTTCGTTCGAATAACCGAAAAATTTGACAGTAATGAGTTTTTGTTGTTTGAAATAACCGATTTAAGTGATAATACCGGTTGGTGGACAATTGATATAACAAATCAAGCATATTCTGGTATCAGTCCATTTGCTAATTTAGACGATGTATTAGTTAGTTTTGTAACCTCTGGAAATAAAGGCGACACAGGAGCACAAGGAGCAACCGGTGCTGAGGGAGCACAGGGAGCAACAGGAGCCGAAGGAGCACAAGGTAATGCTGGAACAGATGGAGCACAGGGAGCGGTTGGTCTTCAAGGAGCACAAGGAGCAACCGGAACCGAAGGAGCACAAGGTAATGGTGGAACAGATGGAGCACAGGGAGCAACTGGTCTTCAAGGAGCACAAGGAGCAACCGGAATAACAGGAGCACAAGGAGCAACCGGTGCTGAGGGGGCACAAGGTAATGCTGGAACAGATGGAGCACAGGGAGCAACTGGTCTTCAAGGAGCACAGGGAGCAACTGGTGCTGAGGGGGCGCAAGGAGCAACAGGAGCTGAGGGAGCACAAGGTAATGCTGGAACAGATGGAGCACAGGGAGCAACTGGTCTTCAAGGAGCACAGGGAGTAACTGGCGCTGAGGGGGCACAAGGAGCAACTGGTCTTCAAGGAGCACAGGGAGTAACTGGCGCTGAGGGGGCACAAGGAGCAACAGGAGCTGAGGGAGCACAAGGTAATGCTGGAACAGATGGAGCACAGGGAGCAACTGGTCTTCAAG